GTCTCATACTGTACCGGATGAGAGGGAGGCAGATAGTCTCGATTATTATAAAAAAAGACGAACCGAACAAGTTCTTTCGGTTCGTCTCAACTATTTCTGGCTCCCCATAGGTAAATCTGGTCGAACATTTATGGCCTATTCGACAGGCGTAGTAATGATTCGTTTCCAGCGGTAGAAATCAATGGCATCATTAAGCTGACAATATGGTTGTAGGAGCGTTATAAAGAACTAGCCATATGAAGAGGAATAAATGATGCCTTTTAAAAAGCAACGGGAGAATACAGCAAAAATAGAAGCAGAAAAAGCATTGGATCGCATACCTGCTTCTGATGGGCGTATCCATATCATGTTATTTCGAAGCTTCGGAAACACTTATCGAGGCATGACATTTGGTCCTGATCCAAAATACAATGACCAGATGAATGCAATACTCAATGAGATGCAAGACCGAGGTCTTACCATACTTGATGTTAAGGTGATGCCTTCTGATGAAAAGGGGTTGGGTGGAGCCCAACAGTTCATCACTTTAATCACATACAAGTAAGTCTTACTTTATTTTGATTTAAGTTTTCCTATATTCCACGTGTAGTAGCCCATCTATATTGAGATCGGGCCTCTACGAGGCTTACAGCAAGTCGTTTAACTGGGGAAACGTATTACTTGAAATAATACGATATTAAGCGCTGACTGTAAGGTTTATAAGATTTGATACGCTGCATGAGGTGTGGCGGCAGGAGTGTAGGTGGTTCGTGATAAAGGTAAAGCACTGAAGAATCAAAAGTGAACTAATCGATCTTACACTATAGTATGACATATGCTATTATATTTTTCAGTTAAATGTCACTCTACTTCCTTGGAGCAACTATGATGCAAGAAGATGAACTTTGCCAAATATCTCAGCCACTGATTGCATCCCTTGTTGATGATTTCGACGTGGCTAGTGCAAAGTACGAGGAGTTCTGTCAACAATTCGGAAATAGTAATCCAGATGAATTCATGAGATCACATCTTTATAGGTATTTTGTCAAACAAGAACTTGCGAAAGAATATGAACTTGCACCAATCTCCAATACTGGGATAGAGGTTGTTCTTCCGCTTGCCAGAGTTAAGGTCCTAAGAAGTACTCATAACGGTGGAGTGCCGAAGGCAAAAAGTATCTCGCGTATGTCCTACTGCTCGACGAGCATGATCATGCCTGCAGATGGTACATCAGCTGATGAATGGTGGGGCCAATGGATCGAGGCTGATGGATATGCACATCTTATCGTTGATTGGAGGATCGAAAAGGGAGAAGCAGTGCTGCATCTCTCTGAGCCGCTCTCTGCGTCCAAAGGAACTACTAAACTTAAGTGGCGCCGACTTGTATCAGACTCAGGGGATAATTCTTCATTCGATCCAACCGATGAACCATTCAATCTCTTCGGGGATGATGAAACACCAAGGGTGGTTGAGGTTATATGATGATTGCAACCAGAATGCGGTCTGCCAGAGTCTCATGTGGCATGACACTCGAGGTCCTCTCATCCAGAACGGGAATACCAACAAGTAGATTATCAAAGATAGAGAATGGTCTTCTGGATGCGTCGAACGATGATATAACGAAAGTCTCCGATGCAACATCAATACCCGTTGGTTTCTTCATAGACGCCCCTCTTTATCAGGTTTCTGGTGGGAGATTTCGCAAACAATCTTCGGCTCCGAAGAAAAAGATTGAGGAACTTGCGGCAAAGACATGTCTCATAGCTGAGGTAATTGATGAGGCAACAACAACATATCGACTACCAAAGCCAACGATTACACCTTTTGATGGTTCTATATCTGGCGACACGATCGAAGAGGCTGCACAAAGAACACGCTCAGAGATGGGACTTCCTGACCTTGGACCAATTGGGAACATGACAAGAGCCTGTGAACGATCGGGAGTGGCAGTTGCCAAGATTCCCATGCCCAATAATGACAGGAAGCTCTCTGCCTATTCCGTTTGGGCCGATCTCGGAGAACGTACACCGTTGGTGGTTGTTTCGACGTCACTACCAGGAGATGTGCTTCGCGGCACAATAGCCCATGAGGTCGGACACCTCATCTTGCATACAAAAAACCCCTCGGTCGATGCAAAAGACGCAGAGCCGCAGGCATGGCTGTTTGCCAACTATCTTCTTTTCCCTAGGGAGAATGCTGAGCTCACATTCGCATCTGAACCTGTCACTTTAAGAAGACTTGAGAGACTTAAGGCTGTATATGGAGTGTCGATTAGCTTCTTGTTGAGCTGTTGTAAGAGTTATGGAATTATCAACGAAGAGCGCAACAGGTCCCTGCGTAAGCAGTATTCAGCACGTGGATGGTACGGAAACGAACCTGTGGCCGTTGGAATCGAAAGACCCTCCCTTGTGCCTCAAGTTCTCAAGAAGATGAACCAAGATGGAATGACAATTGGTATGCAATCGTTTCTGGCGGCAAAACTCATGGCTGCATAAGGAGACTAGGTTCTCGGTATATGCTCTCTTAAACGCAATTAAACGCAAAAAAGCCCCCTTGTTCCGCCGCCAAGATATACGTGACAGGCGTGGTTGGCATTATCCCAGTTCATCTGTGCAGCCTCTACGTGCGCATAGCACCACTCTCGTAGGCTTCGCTTGTTGCGGAAGTCGAAGACGCCTACAAGCTGATCGTCAGAGCTGTGCTCGTAAATTTCGAGTGTCCATGTGTCGGTCATGATTACTCCCATGCATCGTCGTTGAGTGACTGTTGGAGAGCGCACGCGGTCGAGCTGCCGAGATAGCCGTCAACACCATATGATCCGATATCGTAACCTTTGGCCTGTAGATAGCGCTGCACAGCCTTAACAGTATCGCGGCCGAGGTATCCGTCTGCACCGTAGTATCCGACGCTGTAGCCATGATCGTTGAGATATTGCTGTAGTACCTTTATAAAGTGTGATCCATAAAGATAGGACTTGTCCCACGACGTGATGGCTGGCGCATAGACGTGGCGCCATGCGTTATGGCCGGAAATGGAGCCGTCCACGATGCCGGTATGGAGTTGCTGCTGCCAACTCGTGGTCGTGTTATAGCCAATGACGCCATCAATTGCGAGATCGTAGGAATAAGTCGCCTGTATCTCGCCGGCATCCTGCGATGGATTCCCACTTGCATAGCTGTCCCACTTTGTGCGGTCGCCGTAGAAAACGTCGAGGTCAAGATAGCCTCCCCAGCCACTTACGAGGCCGGAAGAGGTGTACTGGCGCAGCGGGTATCCGGCTGCGATATCAGCAGAAGAGCGCCAGGGGCTTGGGTCGTAGCCGTACTGCGCGCTGTCGGTCGCATACTGTGCCACCCAGATGTGGGCGTTGTCGACGCCGAGCGATCCGAGCACGGATCTGCTCGCATACACGACGCACCACTGGCCGGTGCGTTCGTACACGCGCTGCCGGAACTGTGCGATCCAGGACGCGTCAGAACCTGATTGGAAGATCGAATTCTGCACGCCCTCCCAGTCCAACACGAGGATAGCGTCGTCGGAATAGTTGCTAACCTCGTTGACGAAATGGTCGGCCTCGCCCACGGCATTGCCGCCGCTCGCGTAGTGGTAGAGACCGAGGCCCTTTCCAGAATTGAGCGTCTGCGTGGCCCACTGTCTCCAGTAAGGGTTGGTGTAGCCGGTCCCTTGTGTTGCCTTGGCGATAAAAAAGTCACTCTCGACCGTGGATGCGTTAATTCCGGCCTGATAGCTCGCGGCATCCAAACCGTTGAGTGTGTCGGCAAGTGCGGGAGTTGTGCTCCCGAAGACAAAAAAAGCGCCGAGCATAAGCCCGGCGCATACAGCCGCTAATTTATGTCTTTTCATAAAGCTACTTACTCACCATCCTTTGCAGTGAGCGTTGAAACTCCACAGAGTGTGCCGAGAAATGCTGCGGAGGCAGTTACTATGGTCGCAACAATTGGCGCGTCATGCCATCCAACAGCTGCTCCGACCGTCGCGATGAAGACGGCAAGTGCCGGCAGGGCCAGGGCCGCAAGCCACTTCATGACGTCATATGCTTGGTCGGGGATGAAATAAACTTTCGTGATGCTTGTGTTTTTAGTATCCATAATTGCTCCTTTACGCTGCTGGTTTTCCGGTCGGTAGCTCGTCTATGTCTTCGGCGTAATCTCCCATGACACCGTTGGTCTGGCCTGACGCGGCGACGAGGGTTTCGTAGATCGCGTAGGCGTTATGCCATGAGGCACGCTCTGAGTAGTCAGCCCATCCCTTGGTAACGATCCGATCGTGCTCTGTGAGAAGGTGATCCCGCATGCTGAAGACGGCCGCCGAGTCATCAAGGCGGTCGTGTGCCTCCCGCTGCTTTGACTCGTCATCTACACGCTTAGTAAGGCCGTCGAGCTTGTCGCTTACGTTTGTGAGGCTGCTGCTTAATGAGGCGAGCGTCGGCTTTATGGACGCGATGTTTTTGATCTCTTTGATAATTTTTGGTGCAAATGCCACGAGAAGAGCGACTAGAACCGACTGAATTACTGATGAAACGATACTCGCCCAATCCATAATCAACTCCCTTATGGCATAAAAAGAGCCCATGGGTATGAGCTCCAGATCTTTGGCCATGGATTTCTGACTTACGTATCAGCTGTTCTGTGTGTGCCTTGGATTGACATCTGGGTATTGAAACTTCCATGCGATTCGTCTTTTACTCTGTGAGTCACACCTTTTCATTATCGATGGCGCAGATGCGAGACAAAGTTTAAGGTCATCTTCCCTGGCGCTGCCATTTTTGACTTTACGTGAGAGGTGTCTCACATGCCTTCTCCAGCGACGTATAGTCGATGAGCTAATATGGCAAACAACCTTTCCGGTATTGCTAACTGTGTAGACACCTTTTAAATACGGGATCTTATCTCCGCATAAAAGTAAGACGTTCGTTTTCCTTGTGTTGATCGTAAGGCCAAGTCCAGCGGATCTAGAATTAAGCTCATTCATGTCTTCAAGAGCTGATCCCTTATTAGGGAATAGTGCCCATCCATCGTCCATATACCTTCCGCTCTTTATGGCTACCTTGTTAAGCCATCTATCTATTGGAGTGGCCCACCAGATCGCTATAACCTGTGAAGTCTGGTTTCCAATGTCAAGACCGATGCCATTAAGAAATAAAGAGAGTAGCCGTATAAGAAAGTTTGCTGCCTTATAGTCATCTTCAGTCTCGGCAATAGCGTCTAGCTTGTTTGAAATTGCCCTGAGCACTCGGCTTGTCGGGATAGATCCGAAATAGTCATGATAGTCAAAAACGAGAATTGCAGCTTCAGGATATCTTCTTGCTGTTGTTGAGATGGCATCCTTAAATCTCTCACGTGCAAATTCGGTACCTTTTCCACGCCTGCTTGCGGCATTGTCATAAGACATTTCTGGACTCAAAAGAGGTAAAAGGGCTTTCTCACAAAGGGTATGCTCAACTACACGATCTTGAAAAGAAACAGGGCAAATGATGCGAGCTTTACCACGTTCATGGAGGACGAAAGTCTTGTTTTTCTTTGGCCTGTATTCTTCCGAGAGGACCTTCTGAGACAGCTTGACTGAGTTTAGCCAGCCATAAAGGCACCAGCGCTGGACGCTTCCCTTCCAATTTACATGCTTTCGGCACTCTCGAGATACCTCGTAGAGGCTCCTTGGAGAAAATATCTCTGCAGTTTCGAGGACGTGATACAGCTTCTTACGCCTCTTCGCGAGTCTCACGTAGCGACTCATAAAATAGGACAGGCGGCCAGGCAGTTAAGATAGCCTGTGAGTTGGAAGGTTGTTACACCTGCTTTCCGCCGCCCATCTCGTTTAGGGCTTATGCCCATCGACGACACCCCCTTCTCGTAAAATCTCGCACGTTCTCTTCATGAGGTACTTGTGCCAATTTATGAGAATCCGGGAGTAACACCCATCCCATTGCTAGCGTTGTTGTTGTTACTGGGATCACCGTTAGAGTTCACACGGCAGAAGTTAGCAGCGTTCGTCGGATTCGGGGAACGCTCCCAGCTATTGCCAGCATTGAGCGAGCCTTGGGTGTCGCCGCGACTACATATTAACATAGCCTTTGTTTCTCTCTTTCATGCCTAAGCGCGCCTTTAATTAGTGATTGTTCCTTGTCAACCGTAAGACACAGCACTTTTAGAAAGCCATCAGATACACAAGGTTGCTCAATATGGACTGTCTCTCCGTTCTCATCAGTCTGATCAAATCTCTTGGTTGGACGTTCTGAGGCGATCCTATCTATTCTCACTTGTAAAACAGCACAAGCACAATATGCTTCTGTAAGGTGACAGAGGCGCATGCGATGTTCTTCTTGGTTTGTTGTCCATATAGCATTGGCTGAAACGCATTCTGAAAGAAGCTTGTCAGACGTTTCTAATAGCATGCTCTTGCGTGTCGCATCCCACCTTTTTGGCAACTTGATAGCAAGTTGACTTATAAGGCTGTCAACCTCTCCTGCGGTGACTACGTATTGACAGGAGCTTGTCTTCCTCGCAGATCTCGCGACACTCATTTTTCCTCCAGATACGAGCGAGGACACAGCCTCGCTCAATGTTCATGGCTACAGGATTAAAACGAGAAGCCGGGAGTAACACCCATCCCATTGCTAGCGTTGCGGCCGTTACTGGGATCACCGTAAGAGGTCACACGGCAGAAGTGAGCAGCGTTCGTCGGAAACGGGGAACGCTCCCAGCTACGGCCAGCAAGGAGCGAGCCTTCATGGCTTGCATATGCGCTGCCATCTCTGCACGTTGTGAGTGAGATCAAAGCACTATTGCCGGAGTAGTTGTTTGTGACCTTGCCATTCCAGTATTCGTATTGCTCACCTTCATTGGCAATCGTCCCCGACCAATACGATTTGGCTACATATTCTGCATAAGAGAGCAAAAATACCTTGTCACTTGTTTCGCTGACATCTGAGCTGTTGCTGTTGCCTGAAACGTTGTTTGTGATCTTTTGTACCGAGACAAGATTACTTTGCAGATCTGTCGGCAGCATCTGCCACACTTCTCCACTATTAAGCGTGGTCCTCATCTTGGACGACTCCCAGCCGCCTGACGTTGTGTCGCTCTCGTTCATTTGGAAGGCATAGGGCAAGGCATGGATTGCCTGGAATGTGAGTCCTGCCGTTCCGCCTTCTGTAGCCGTGTCATGGTTGATGCCAATGATTCTGGCCTCAAGTATCTGGTTTTCACTTGCAAGCGAATCCAAACCGACAAGAGAAGTCTTCCAGGTTGCTCCGTTGGTGAGATAGCCATGGAATTCCTCGTATTTTGTCGATGATGTTCCTTTAGCGGCGAGATCATCAGCAATCCGCCTTAACTCTGTAACACTATATTCTTCCAAAGATGCATGCTCAGCGAGGAAGGAACAATCGGCTTGATACGTTGTCCCATCATCAGCTGCTACGACAGTTACAGGGAGTGAAGCTTGGTCATCAAGCGTTGCTGAGATGGTATAGGTTCCAGGGACAGTTGCTGTAAGTGTAAGGTTGCCATCAGACCCGATTGTCCCAGAGAGCTCGTCTGGACCTGTTGCTGTAACAGCTGCTCCAGGATCGCCTGTTATCTCAAAATAGAATTTATAGCTTACGGTGGATCCACCGCCTGACATGTTAAAAATCACTTTTCCTCCTATGCAACCACTGACATGACAAGTGCGTTTGCTGTGATGTCTTCGGTAGGGGTGTAATCGCAAACAAATGTCAGAGTCCCATCTGCTTGGCTTGATGCGCTTATATTTGCTTGTTGCCAAAGGGACTTTGACGCAGGTGCATAAGTCACAATGATCGTGCTTTCTGTCGAGACACCGTCGGCCTGTATGGTCTGAGCTTTATTCGTCCACCCGCTAGCAGGCAGGTTGAGTGTCAATGCCCTTGCAGATACATTCGTTGCCGGGAAGCCGAAGTCGAGAACTGCAGCGGAATCACTTCCGCTATTTATGACGGTTGGAGTGGATCCTGCTGCGAGCTCTGTTATGGTTCCAACTGTGACAGTTGCTGCAGGGCCAGCGTCCCCTTTATCTCCTTTGTCTCCAACGTCTCCTTTATCTCCTTTGGCTCCTGTAGCGCCAGTTGGAATGCCAAAGTCAAAGACAGCCTCGGATGAAGTCCCAGAGTTTGTAACCGTTGCCTCACTGCCCGCGTCTAGAGTTGTGACAGAGCCAACCGAAATGGTGGCCGCTGTTCCAGTTTCTCCTTGGGGGCCGATTTCGCCTTTTTCTCCGACGTCGCCAGTTTCGCCTTTATCGCCCTTTTCGCCTTTTGCGCCAGTTGGAATGCCAAAGTCAAAGACAGCCTCGGATGAAGTCCCAGAGTTTGTAACTGTTGCCTCACTGCCCGCATCTAGAGTTGTGACAGAGCCAACCGAAATGGTGGCCGCTGCGTCTCCCTTGTCTCCTTTTTCTCCTTGTGGGCCGGCAACTGCTGTAACCTTTTTAAGCTGATCCAAGATTTCCTGGCCAGTCTCATCTGTCATAACATGCATGGTGACTTTTGATTCATCTGCCATTTTTTACTCCATTGTGATTACGCTGGGCCACCTGATGCCGTTGTCATCGGTGTCCCAGTCGAGTCTTATTGAGTTGCCAAGTGTGTCGAGCTTGATCTTGTCAGCAGAGCTCATGAGACCGTCTGCGTCTTGAGTTGCTAGCGTACTTACGCCTTTGGGTATTCCAAAGTCCAGGATTGCTGCGTTTTCGTTGCCTGAGTTAGTGACGGTTGGTGCTTGACCAGCCTCAAGCTCAGTGACGATGCCAACCTTGACCGTGGCAGCTTTTCCGTCTTGGCCTTGAGGACCCTGCAACGGCTGGCCAACAAGTACTCTGCCCATACGCCCTCCCTTGATTATTCGTCTATGAAATACAGATATCCATTTGCATCAGTCTCAAAATTTGGCTGTGGGTCGTTGTCGTTATAGAGAGCGACAACATAACCTGTGTCCGAGTCGATACCTATAAGCACTATGCCTGGTGGTGGCCAATCAGATGTGCCTGCTGCTGAGCCAAATTTTACGGTTCCTGTCGAAAGATCTACGTCTGTAACAACTCTCGAACTCATCTCATTCCTCCGTCAGTGTATAGACGACCTTAAGCGTTCTGTCAGCGGTTTTAGTGATAGGAGATGAGAGGTTGTCAATTGTCATTAGGGCGGTGTTGTCTAAATAGACGGATATGCTCTCATCATTTCTGACAAAGCAAAAAGGCCCAACATGTCCCGCCATCCAGGCATAGCTGCTATTCCAATAGCTATCCGCACTTCGGTTAGGAACACAACAGCGGCCGATATCCTCAGCGACCATCTGTCCGTCAGCAAGGGCGAATCCCCAATCATACGAGGTGGAGTTCTCATCGCTATAAAGACCCATGCTGCCGTAAGGAACCCCAAGCGCAACGTTATAAGCCTCATAATTTCCGGCCCACCGATAGCTTTTGTAGTCATCTAGCCCACTTGTGATGGAGTTCATGTTCTGAGTGTCGTCGAAATCCACAGCATAGAAGCCTCTTGAATAATCGCCTGATGTATCCTTCTTTTGCCATGGAACGTAGATCCACTTTGGCGTGAGAATGATCTGCCTCGCAAGATCCACACCTGACATGTCGGCATAGGAGAAGGACTTTTCTTGTACGGTTCCATCCCAAGAGACTTTTATCACATACCATGTTCCGCTTGGAGTGAGTGAGACGTTGTTGCGGTTGTCGCTCATGAAGATGACAAGGCCATCGTCCGTCCATTTGTACTTTCTGAAATACTGGTAGTAATAATGCCTATTCTGTGCCCCGTGATAGTCCCAATCCCAGTTTGCGCTTGGCTTTGCATGAGTCTGTGAAAGGTCGATGCTGACATCTTCGTATTTGCTCAGAGAGTAGGACCTCGCAAGTGGCTGTGCAAGCGGAGGAGATGACCATTTGCGTAGCGTTAGCTTTGTTGACCCTTGCCCTGAGGTGTCATCTGTGAAGTATTCTTTGTAGAAAGCGCCATCATGAAAGGCATTTGGAGTGATGTTGTCTGAGTTGTCTCCAAGATGGAAGGTCATGCTGTTACGGCATACATTAGTGATGGCACGGCCTTTGGTGAATCGCGAGTCTTGAAATGACATCCCACCGTTTCGGTTTGTAAGGCAGATGCAAGAGATGTCTCCGTTTGCGTCGGCGGTCCCGAAGTCAAACACTAATCTGTAGCCGCCAGATGTTGCATAGCTTTCGGTTGCGTTATAGCTTCCGCGCCGAGGGTCATCAGTGGAATCGGCGTTGTTGGAGCAATATCCCGTAGGCCATTGGTTTCTGGCAAAATAGTCACTTGTGCTTTCTGGGACTGTGTTTGGAAAAAGGAGGACACCTCCAATAAGGTTTGGAACAACAGGAATCATGCCAAAGCCATCATTAAGATTGCTCCGCATGGCATAAGGGTTCATTGAGATGGCATCCTGGGCCGCGGTGGTGACAAGGTTGTCATCATGGCGCTCGTCAACAATTTTGCCCGTCGTGGCATCGCGAAGATAGATATCTGCGTGTCCATGCAGCATGCTAGCTCCAATCTTTTATATCAAACGTAATGTTGATGTTTGTCAGCGTGGATCCTGCAGGCAAGAATGCCTTGACTTTAAGCATGTGGTTGAAGGCGAGTGCCCAGTCTGCTTCCGTGAGCGCTTTGAGATCTTCGGCACTCATCCCATCTGAGGCATCACAAGCCGTCCACGAGGAACCATTCCATTTAACCCAAGTTAAGCCATTGTCAAAGCTTGTCGAAATCCTAACCCCATCTGTGACAGTCGCCGTGATGGATGAAACGCCAACAGTGGCATAGTCGCGACCCATGAGCCAAGAAATGATTGTGGCATCAGATACCGCTGTGAAGCCTCCTGACGTAATGTCGAAAGCCGCAGCATCATAAGTACAGCGATCCCTTTTTGACTCATCGAGGACAACGACTGCGGCTTCCGTGCCGGTGGCATCCGTAAGACCACCATGATATGGAATAGAAAGGCCAGTTCTCGAAAGAGAGAGGCTAATCTTGGAAGTGAGTGCCTCATAGAACGAGCCATTGTCAGATACGCCCATGTCATCTGTGAATCGGATTTGTGGAGACGCTTCTGCTACATATGCGAGAGACAAGCCAAATGTGGCACGAAATTCATGAGTCCTATCCCATTTGTTGTCATTTGCAGCAAGCCCTGAGCCAGAGACCATGGCTCGGATTGCTCCTGGATTAATTTTTATGATCCCATCTTGTGCCTTTAGCCAAAGAACAAGGGTATTCGCAATGTCTTTCTGGGCACCTATAGGGCGGAAAAGATGAAGTATATGAGGCCCATCACAATAGCTTTCCATTGGCATGGTTTCTAAAACCGTGTCATTCATCTCATACTCGCAGCTTAACTTGGTTCGATGATAAGTTCTGGCCGTCAGCTTTCCGTTATCATCAAGTTCATCAGTGATATCTCCGAGCGCTTCGAGGCAGATGTTGGCATCGAATTGAACAGTGGTCTCTTTAGTTGATGCGAAAGTAATTGAGAGGACTTCTGTTCGTGGGCCAAATGAGTATCCATCTGTGTTTACAAACGGATAGTACTGAACCGTGTCGCTTGAAACCTGAGAAAGTAAGCCGCTAATCTCCTTGTCTGTCTTGCTCTGTGCCGTTGCGAGTGCTGGATCGGATCCGAATCCTTCGAGTTCCAAACCATCATGGTGTGTCCAGTCCCAATGCATCACGCAGCATATGGAGCTGCTGCCTGCATGGCCACCAGTAAACTTCAGGCAGTCTCCAAGATCAAATATCGGAGGAGTATATGGGAGACTTGAGCGAAAAGGCACCCAGGCTCCAACGGCAATCGTATCGAGGATGCTTCTGACGCGCCTTTCGATGGTGGTATCTAAGCCCTCTTGTAGAAAAGGGTTAGTGCCTAGGTTGTATGTCAGCCCATCGTCTGGTTTGTTGCCAAAGTATCTTGTGGTTTGATCTTCCTGTTGGACAACGCTCATGCCTGTGTAGACCGTTGAGAAGTCGCTAAAACTCGAGTCATTGTTGCGCTGATCGGTTGGGATGGTGGCACAAGGCACGGTCTTGTAAGTGCCGATATGTAAGAGGCCGTACCGATTGATTATGGCAAAGCCTCCGATGGCCTGTGCAACCCATCCTATGAAAGTGCGCCAGGTGTCAATATCGCTATCTGGCGCTACTGATAGCGTGTCTGTGGCGTTCGGCAAGGTTTCTATGTAGTCTTGGTTGTCCCCAAATGATACGCCGCACTCATTGCATGCAAGTAGCAGCAGTGCATATGGTGTGCCTGTAAGCTCACCTCCCGTATAGGCTCTGTCAAAATTGTCCATGCAGTCATAACTCGTAAGCTCAACGCCAGTAAGCCCCCAAAGTGACTTGTCGACCTTAAAGACGCCGACTTGTGTGTCAATGGAGCCCGATGAGACTGTCGGTATTATTGTGGCACCCGCCAAAGAGGTCCGCGGCAAAGTCATCGCCGAGCTCATGACGGTGAAGTCAAGCTCACCAACATATGCAGACCCAAGCTGTATTTCGTCTCCTTGGCTGCATTGGTCTGTTGCGCTGAGACTGCCTTTGAGTATGCCATCGTCATGGACAGTTATGGTTGCTCCGGTTTTAGTCGAGATCTCAACGGAAACATTCGTCTGCCGGTTTTCGGAAAAGAGCTCTTCTAATTGCTCTTCTGTGAGGTCAACCACGTCAGAACTCCGTCCACTCAAGAGAGACTTTGTAGAATGCACCGCCCTCCATAAGAGATGGTTTGAAGCCAGACGATAAATAACATTTCAATGTCTCGACTTTGCCATCCTCTGGGATCCAGCAGGCTAGGTCCATAGAGCCGTTGGCTACCATGGATCCGAGCTTTGCCATGTCATTTTCATCTAGGACGAAATCAGCAGAAATGACATGGCGTCTAGCCCTTACTACCTCACGTACTGTCGTACCTGCTTCGGTTTCTTGCTCATTTGCAACGTCTGCTGCAGAGCAGGAATAGCTGCCGTTGAGAGGGCTCTCTGGCACTTCTTTGCCGTCAATGAGCAGTTGCCATTCGACTGCCATCACCTACCCCCACTTCTGTAGGCATTCCGTTTTATAGATTCAGCGACGACCTCATCGAGCTTGCGGCCACCGATATAAACCGGTACTACGACCTTGCCTAGCCCAGCTGAGGTAAGCTGCTTGACAAGGGTAGATGCGATTTCTTCTGCTGAGGGGGAAGACGTGTTAATGGTGTCATAGCTGCTAGTTTGCATGCCAAGGTCTACACTGGCACTCATGGTGTCGGCTGTGGATATGAGCGAACGTTTCATGCTCGTCTGCACATCTGGCATACTTGACTCAAATCCAACATTTATGCCAGCTGGGATCCATTGGCCGACCTCATCTGCAAAGACTTTCGACGGTGAGCCAATACCTAGTGCAGATTTGGCATTGCTTACAATATTGCTGAAAAACCCACGTACTTGTGACGCAAACCATCCGGCAGCGCCCGTAATGCCATTCCAGATACCTCTGACTATATTTCTTCCAATATCAAGCATTCTTCCTGGGATTGAAGATGCAGCTGATATGAGGCTGCTTCCGAGCCTAGACGCTCCCTCGGCTCCTTTTTGAGCCATCTGCCCGACCCAACTCCCGGCATTGGAAATGACGCTAGATAGGATTCTGGCAACGTTGCCCGGCAGCTGGTGGAGGAAGTTGGCCACATTTTGGATAAATTGCCGTCCGGCATTTGATGCGTTTTGCGCCATCTGCCCGACCCAGCTTATGACGGAAGAGATTACGCTAGCTAAAAACCTGGCAACATTTCCCGGTATCTGCGAAAAGAAGCTAATGATGTTTGAAAGGAATTGCTGCCCTGCACTCATGGCGTTTTGTGCCATCTGGATTACCCAGCTCACGACATTGGCAATGACGTTTGAAAGGAAATTGAGAATGTTTCCTGGAAGCTGTGAGAAGAAGCTAATGATATTAGAAAGGAATTGCTGCCCAGCGCTTAGCGCGTTTTGTGCCATTTGAATGACCCAATTCGCCACATTTGCGAGTACACTTGAAAGAAAACCAAAAACAGTCCCCGGCAGCTGCGAAAAGAACGTTATTACGTTAGTCAGAAACGTCTGCCCTGCAGTGATGGCCGCTTGCCCTATTTGAATTGCCCAGGTAGTAATGCTGGTCCAAACCGTGGTTAAAAACGCTCCGATATTGGCCGGAAGGTTTTGAAAGAAAGTGAGAACCGCATTCCAGGCATTCATGAGGAACGTCGAGAAGTCAGAGAGAATCTGCTTGCCCGTTTCCGTCTGTGTAAAGAACCACACCAAGGCTGCCACAACTGCTCCTATGGCAATCACGATGCCAAGAGGCCCCGTGAAAAAGCTAACGACGCCTTGCAATGCGCCAGAAAATGAGCCGATGGTGCTCATTCCACTGGTAAGTGACGTGGTAAAAGGGGCAATCGCATTAGCCATTGATGAGAATTGGGAGACGATTCCGCCGACTTTAAGTGCTGCCATGATGCCCATAACAACTCCTAGTGCCGGCTGTTGCGAGATCGCTGTCCCAAGGGCAGACATAATGCCTTGGGCAATGGGCTCCACAATTTGTGGCACATAGGGCATGATGCCTTCTACCAACACGGGTAGCGCGGCTCCTAGTGCAGTCCCAACTTGGGCGAGCTTGGGTCCGATATTTTCCGCTACTTTTCCAACGGCATCGACAAGATTTTGCGTTAGCTGTCCCATGTCAGCCTGATCGTCCATAAGGCCGGCCATCCAATTGCTCCAAGCGGCCTTCATGGAGTTGACGCTTCCTTCAATTGTGCTGCTAGCCTCCTTAGCTGTTGTGCCTGTAATGCCAAGCTGATCCTGAATGACACCAATTGCATCTATAACGTCACTAAAGTTATTAATGTCATACTTGACGCCAGTAATTTTCTCAGCGTCAGAAAGAAGTCGTTCCATCTCCTCCTTTGTGCCGCCGTAGCCCAACTTCAAGTTGTCGAGCATTGTGTAGTTCTGCTTAGCAAAGCCTTGGAACGCATATTGCACAGACGACATGTCTGTGCCCATCTTATTGGCGTTGTCTGCCATCTCTTGTAAGGCCTTGTTAGACTGTTCTGCGGCCTTCTGGACATTGCCACCGACTGCCTGTCGCAATGTTGCCGCAAAGGCGGTTGCCGTTGACATGTACTCGTTTTGGGACATGCCAACAGACTGCCAAGCATCAGCTGCATAACCTTTGACAGTACTTGCAGCGTCGCCATAAAGCGTCTCAACGCCACCAACAAGCTGTTCATATTCTGCATACCCGTTATAGGCGCTCTGAGTGATGCTTTTTGCCATAGAAATTGCGCCGTCGGCTACTTTGGAAGTCAATGCCCCGAAAATGCCTGCGATTGCTCCTGTTTTAAATGAAGAGCCAAAACTTCCCGTAAAAGACTTGGCGCCACTTTCTCCGGCCCCAGTCATAGCATCGCTTATAGTTGATTGAGCGCCCTTCATGTTGGGGATGATCGTGACAGTTGCGCGGGCGACCTCTGTCATTGGCATAGTCAGTCATCATCCCCTTTCTATTTGGGATCGAAAGAATTCCACCACTTTTCGAACTGATCTCGTGGAATTGCGTCTTTGCCATAGCGGATGTCATTACTCTTGGCATGGGGCCGTGGATATGCTTTTGGTTTTTTAGGAGAGACTTTTGAGTGAGCTTTGACGAAGCCGTAAGAGAGCCATTGGATTGCGTCAAAAATGTCGGCAAGGATGGCATTTGTTTTCCATCTGCAATTCCATGACGCAAAATCGCTATCAATCTCACGCGAGCAGGCGCTGTCCGCTGGCAAATGTTTGGCAAAATCAGAGAGATCTGACCAAGATATATCACGCGGAACATCGGCGAGCGTATGGTCCGTGAGCGTCATGAGGTCGTAGTTAAGTGCCCCGCCGTGCTCGGAAATGAGCCTGACGAGGCTTAGGATTTTCCCGTCTTTGACTCTTCTGACGTATTATCCATATCGCCCATGCCCATTGCGCGTCCGACTTGGACGAGAGTTGTGGTTGAGAGGCTATCTGCCACGTCGGCTGGCATATAGAGCTTGAGAAGCGCCAAGGAGAAGTCCACCCAGCTCAGTGGATCATCTTTGCTAAGCTTGCTATAGACGCTTTTGTCAATCTTGCGCATGCGCTCTGCCGGGATGTTGTCAATCATAGGTACATAGAACCGACGGAGCTTGGGGTTTCCATCTGTGTCCAAGACGACATTATCTGGCTCAGACTCCTGTAGCTCTGCGACAAGGTCCCAATCTTTGGCATCATAGGCGGCATCTAGCTTATGAGACCACTCTTGATACTCGGTGCTTGTAAGCTGTACTTCTATCTTTATTTTGCCGTGAGGCGCTACTTGGATAGCATCTGCCATTATGCGCTCACCTTCTGCCCGTCATCGGTAATCACGTAGATGGAGCTCCCCTGTCCGTCGTCGTTGCAGTTGATGGTGACCGGCCATATGACGGCATCTGAGCTTGTAAAATCTACCTCATCAATGCCGGCGACTTGGCCATTTGGCACTTCGATCATCATGCGCTTGCTGCCATCTTTCATGCGGAGCAAAAATACCCCAGCAGGGGCGAGATGCGCACCAAACTTCATCTTATGGACGATTCCGTGGGTAGCATCAGCTACGATCGTGGAGTAGTACTCTTCGCCGACCATCATCTTCATTGACTCGGCATTCGTCTCGAGCAGAGGCACTTGAATTGTTCCTTCAAAGTTCTCGAGAACGGTACGGATTGCGGCTCCAGACCAGTTATGGATCATCGAAGTTGAGTAATCGGGAGAAAGGCTCACACCGTCTTCCCCAACATCTCCTGGGTTCACAAAGGCGTCATCAACCTCTTCACTGGGGTAATCTGGAAGACTCGTCCCTAGAGGCCCATAAGCGAGTTGACCGGTGATGAGGTCTCCTCCTCCGATAAAGACGTTATCGGGGTTTATCGTTTTTATTTCAGGCATTGTCTAACTCCTTAGTTTTTGCATGCGCTATGACAGTAAGTCGTGCAACACAAGTGGCTAAGTCTGGCCTTGCAGTGTCTTCGACCCAACTTGGCAAGGCGGATACGATAGCTGCTCTTAAATTGGTTGTTTGTAGACGGCATGCCGTGTTAAGAAAGCCGATCGCGCTCAACATGAGCTCCATTGCGGTTGCTTCCTCGTCGGCCCTAGAGGTAAGCGAGATCTCGCACTTTTCTATGTGGTTATGAATGAGGCCTCCTGATGCTTCAACCTCTATGCAAGGCAGTGGCAAAACAGCAGGAAGCGGCGGGACTAAAACATCTTTGTCAATGAAAGTACCAATAGCTTGCCTGACATCGTCTTCAATATCTAGAGGTACATCAACGGATACCATTAGCCCACCGCCTTAGATAGTGTCTGAGCTTTAGCCTCGGCGAGGGCAGCTTGCATGTCGATGGTCGTAACATGTGCGATTATGCGGCCTCCTCCATAAAAGCCTACGTGGGCACTGTTTTGGTAGGTATGGCCACGCGTTTGAGGATAAAGAGCCTTTGCGTTAGAATCTGCGCGCTGCCCGATGGTATTTGCGGCAGCCTGTACTTCCTTTGCTACTCCGTCGGAGCAGAGAATGTCATGAAATCCTGAGCTAATAAACTCCATCTTTATCTTTTTGCTCATCCGGACCACCTCCTCAGGCTGAGCCTAATGTGTGATATTTGGCCGCTTGGTGATTTAGAAGGAAGGGGAGCACCATCTATGACGAAAACGGCACCGTCGAAGATGATTCTGTCGCCTTCAATTACGTCTGCTTGCGGTGGAAGGAGTGCCGATATTGACTCAGACACTGCCAGACGCCCGCCTTGGTCAAGCGTTGATGATTGAGGCTGTATGAGACAGCCAGAAATGTTATGCGTTTTGCTGGCATCCCAATCAGGAACAGTTGATCCGCGACTGATTTTTGTCCCTGGCCTAATGATGGTGATCGTGTCCGTCCAGAAACTTTGGATGGGCATCTCGCATCACACTCCTTGTGGAAGCATGTAGCTTGAAAGTAAAAGAGTCTCATTTGTGGTGAGTCGTACTGAGGCATCGTAGCTGACGCTTACGCCATCAGCCGTCTCGCTTTTTATGCCGAATGGCACAGCAAGCAGACGTTGTGCCATCTGAAAACAGACGGCAAGAACGTCATCAGGTACCTCGTCAAACCCTGCCTCGTAGTTGACGACGACGGTTGCAAGGCCGCGTTTCCAGGCATGGTCGATACGGTGTATAAGCCCGTTTTTTGACCATTCCCAGTCAACACCCCCGACAAGCGTGGTCCCCTCCTCGACTACAGAGTCAACCGAAGCCACTTGTAGCGCCGGGAGGCTGATGAAGCAGCCCCGAGGCGAGATCTGCGCTTCGCATGAGAGGAGCGGGGCAATATGCCATCCGCAATATGATCGGATCGTGGCCGACGCCGAGAGAAGTGCTTGCGCAGACCGTGCGTCTGCCTTCCACCTGCCGCCAGAGACTGTCACAAGATCGTCTCCAGTCGCCAGTGCCGGCGGCTTTTTAGCTGCATCATAGCCCCACGGTGTTGGCACCATGACGGCCTCCTACTTGTTTTTTGGCGTTACCTGTTTCGTACCTTGCTTAACTGTTTGTTTGCTCACTTTGCTCACTTGAACCGCCCCTTTTGGAGCTTTGCCATCGTGATATTGACGTGTAGTCCCGTCACAGCATAAATAGCTTTTGAAATCTTTTTCATCCATGAGAGCCCTCCAGTCATTGACGGCAAGGGCAGCTAAAAGCTACCCTTGCCTCATCTTGTTAAGCGCTTGCCTTGGTAAGCTTTACGAAGGCCCCTGGATAGCGAATCGCCAGAGCCAGCCGCTCAGATGTACGGAACGTTACAATTCCCTTTTCGAAATCTTGCCCATCCGAGTTGGTCATCTCGAGCATGCGACCCGTACGATGGCGAATTACGCTGCCTCCGAGCTTGAAAGCTCCGACCACAATCGTTCCTGCTGCGATGGCGGGAGTCGGAACGACGTGAAGACTCCACAGGGGAGGCTCTTCGCTAGGCCCTGCGCCTGTGCCATATTGCCCATAGAATGGACCGCCTGCAAGGAATTGCTTGTTAGCATCCTGAAGGTTCGTCAGTTCATCCCAATCCTCATCATTGATGAGTACGCCATCGGCACGGAAGCCAGGAGTGCCCTTGCGGACCAACACTTTTGCGTGCTTGATGGCCTTGAGGAGGGCTTCAAAGTCAGCGTATGTAGCTGTTTGAATGCCATCGCGATTGATAAGGCCAAGTTGGTTTTGCCCTGTGCCATCTCCAGCGACGATCTGGTCCTCCTCTTTGATGTCCATGAGATAAGGTCCGCGGTTGTTTATCGACTGGGCAAGGCGAGGGGAGTCGCTTAGGAGTTCGTCTGTGTCTTTCCACATGGCTGTAGTCTTCTTAAGCGAGTCCGTGTGTTCCTCAGGCTCGGCGAAGTGAAGCTGGCCGTAGGTCTCGCCCTCTGCTGTTTGGCCGGGCTCGCCTTCCACTGCCCCTTCAACAAAATATGTGACGGCGCCCTCGTCGGTCGTTTCGGATGAGAACAGGTCCGCGACAGTCAAAGGCCGGCGGTAACCTTCCAGTATGTCTGGACGAATTTCTTGGTTGGTTATCGCATAATCGCTGGCCGGAGATGTGTTTACATCTGTTGAAGCCTTGAGACCAATTCCCGGCGTAGATATAGTGAAGCGGCGCTCCTTTGGACTGACAGAGTTTGCCCTAACAGCCTTGACAGCCATCTCGCCGAGGGTTGCACTCTTTTCATTATCAGTCTTAAGGCTTGAAGAGCCGCCTTGGGAGAGTCCCCCAAGAATCGCTTTCGACTTCTCAAGGGCGGCAAGCTGTTGGTCTACTGCCGGAATCTCCTTTTCCATGATTTCATTTGCGCGCGCCGCGGCTTTGGAGTCGCCGGCATCGACCTTTGGAGCAAGTCCATCGAGCTCCTTGAGAAGCGCGTCTTTGCGTTCTTTAGCACCCATGATTACCTCTTTCTAGTATTTCGTGCATCTTTTTTTGGGTTTGCGCGAGCTTGGCGCTAGCGTTGTCGCTCTTTGGGTCCTCGCCGTGTGCCGGCTTGCCGTCCGAGCCACCTCCGCTCTTTCCCTCGTTCGTGCCTTGGCTGTCGTTTCCTAGTTGTTCGAGTACTGCTTCAATCAAATCTGCTGCTTGGCGGAGACTATCCTCAGCGGATTTTGAGGCCACATGGCCGCTTTTAAGATTGGGATCTTCCTGCTTGCTATCTAATATCTCGGCATGTTGGTTGGCAGGGATAGGAACGATGGACACTTCGTACAGATCTAGGTCTCGGAGCTCGTTTGCAGTGACGCCCTTCTCGATCTCGACAGGCCCAGCGTCTCTCACGTTGTAGGCAAAGCTCATCTTCGACAGTCTTCCATCAGCTACGAGCGTGCGGCATCGCTGAGCCTTTGGAGAGTCATCGAAGTCTGCGCGGATTTTGAGTCCCCTCTCATCCTCGGCAGCGAATTTGACAGACCCTATGATCATGTCAGGGTCGTCAGAGCCCTTATGGCCATACATGAGAGGTATTGGCTTTCCGCTGCTTGCCCATTCCTTGAGCGTTCGGGAAAATGCGCCTTTGGCGATTATGTCCCCGTAACTGTCAGGGTCGCGATCAAATGTAGCCGCATATGCTTCAATGCCGCCATTGTCGGTTGACTCGTCAGCCTTTATCTCGCCCGCAAAGTCCTTGTAGCAAGTGCTGCTGGCGGCTTTCATGCTCAAATATCTCATCATTCCTCCTTGGAACGTCCTGCTCATGGCATCGTCACTTCCACTTCGCAATGGCAGTGCGCTATTTCAGAGGCATCTAGTGCCCCGGTATCGCCTGGCCACATTGCCCCGTTTGAGAAAGGCTTGTTGTATGGCACGGTTTCTCCATCCATGCGTGCATGACTGGAGCGTGGGTTAGACGATGGGTTATGGATCCAAGTTTTTGTGACGCCACGATCAGGGGCAGTTTGGTGCACGGCTTCCAGAACTGACCATCCAGCTACAGACGTTGCAATTGAGCTGCCAGAGTTATCTGATCTCTCTGCTTGGGCCTTTTCAAACACCCCGTGGGGAGTAGACCCTAAGGCACTTGGATCGACAGACCCCGCTAGCGCTGCTTTCAGCTCTTCCAAGGTGATGCCATTGATCCCATGCGCCCTGCCTTCGGCGATCTTTCTCAGGTATGCTTGCGTGCGGCCTACGTCGTAGAGGCTTGGGTCTAGTCCAAGCTGTTGGATTGCTTTTTTTGCGGCAAGTTCGCTTTGAGCATAAATGACAGGGGAAAGGTCGTCAGCGAGCTCTTGATCCCACCTGTCAGCATCCCACCATGTTTGCCCCTCGGCATCCTTTTTTGCGCCGATTTGTGGCAAGACAGACCGCGCTTGACGCGCAAAGAACTTTTGCAAAACCCTGGATAACTCGTCGCTGTTTTCCTTAGTCGGATGCCCTCTGGCCTTGCGCCTGGCAGACTTTTCTTCTGACAACGAGGAAGCATCTTTGCCAGAGATCTGCTGAGGCTTGACGGTTCCATTCCTTGGCTTTAGTGGGTTGGAATCTGTCGGAGACGCTTGTCCGCCCAAGGTTACATTCATGGGTACGATCAGATCGTCGCCACCATCAATGCTTGGCAAGTTCAGCTGCGCGCGGGCCTCATTGCGTGTCATGTAAGGTCCGCCTGTGGCAGTCTGAAGTACTGTAGCCTGTTCTTCGAAGCTGCCTTTGATCTTTGCGGACATATCAAACTCGATGTAGTCACCTTCCGGCTCTCCTAGGATAGGCAGTAAGAACTGATTGGCCCTTTCGGTAATCTGGGCGATGATTGGACCCAAGGTGTCGTTATACAGAGCTCTTGAATTCTCTTTTTCGCTGGCATAGGTTGAACCTTCGTTTGGCCAGATCATTTGCGGCTTGAGATGGTAGATCCCACTCACGTCTTCACGTGAGAACTTCTTAGCCTGCGCCCATTGCGCATCTCTTGCGTTGAAGGCGAAGGACTTGATTTCCATACCGTCCTCAAGCAATAGTGTGCCGCCAGCGTTTGCGGCGTTATCTCCTGCCCATGCGTCGTGAAATGATGCCATCCACTTATCCCTTTGTTTGGAAGTGAATGGTTGTACATCTTTAGGCCTTGTCACATAGGTGTTGACACGGCCTCCACGATGCCAGACTTGTGCTCGATAGCGATCAGACTCTATCTGTTCAGTAAGAGTGGCCCGCAGCGCTGCCACTGGACTTGCACCCTGGTCTGGCAGGCTCGGGTTATAGTTATGGAAGATGACGAAAAAATCTGATGGGATCCGTACTTGGTATGCGCCGTTTGGCGGGAATACATCAATGGACTCAGGGGCAAAAGATGATGTGCCATGGTAGCCTGTGACCCAAGTTGGTGGCAACTGCAGGAGTTGGTAGCCGGATGGCATGGACTCATCAGCAAGTGCCAGCAGATAAGCACGTCCATAGATGCACAGGTCGGACACGATCGCACGCTTCAGCTCATAGCTTGTCATGTGATTGTTTGGGTGTGAAAATGCAAGAGCTGCTGGAGAGTTCCTCAGCCTCTCTCTATCCGTCTCGGATTTTCTTTGATAGCACTTAATGGGCAGCTGTGCGATGTTATCCGCGATATATGACACAACTGTCTGCAGATTAGGTTGCTTTTCGTAGAGCTGAGCAAGCGACAAAGCCTCAATTTGAGGGTCTGCGCCTGAGACGCGTACCCAGTTGATACGTCCATGTAAAAGGATGCTAAGGGCGTCTGCAATTCTAGACAAGGTCGTTCTCACCTCCTAGCGTACAACTGCTACTGTTTGATCCTCTGCATACGCAGAAGGCCATAGGGGAGTATCTCCAATGCCGCATGCCAGAGCGTGAGCCATGGTGACAGCCACCAGTGGGGATATATCAGACGGGCTGTTTGCCCTATCCCACGACCATGCCCCGTCGCCGAGTGCACGCTTCTGAGCGATTTCTGCGGCCGCGTCAAGCGCTGGCTGCGTGATATGCCAAATCTGGTCAACATCTGTGTCTCCGGTAGAAGCTGCAACAGCGTCATAGAGCCTTCCGGCAGATGCTCCGAGGTCACGTCCGCCGATCTCAACAATTTCAAGGCCGTCAATCTCCTCTAATTCCTGTATGTGCGAGCTTATTGGCGCGCCTCGTGCTTGAAGGCCGATGCGCATGCTGCCATAGGCAGCTGTGCGAGTCGCAAGCCACTTCGCTGCCCATTTCCAGCCCACTCTATAAGCCACAAGCTCCACATGGAGCTGTCTGTCTTCTCTTTCTCCGCATACTGCGATTGAGCAGAAACGACGATCGTCAGAGACATCGATGCCCCAATAGAGTTCAGATCCCTCAGCAATGCGCGAGTTTTGGTCGGTGCAGGCTTCCCATGCTCCGGCCGGGAATGGCGGTTCGACCATAGAGGTGACCCACTGGCAGAGGTCTTCGGTGCGAAACCCCGCCTCATCGTCGGTGGAGGCAGCGGCAAGCAAAGCTCTTAAGGTCATAAACCCATAGCCCAGTGACGGGTTTGCCTGTCGCAATCCTTTTTCATCGGTTATGGGCAGCCCAGGAGCTGCTGACCATTCAAACAGGCCTAGAGAGTCATCTTTCACGCTCTCACCAACGCTGGTGCTGTCATATTCTCCGAGTGCGGCTACGATTCCGTCTGGATCACCCAAGGCCTTATGGGCCTTAAGCCTAAGGGACCTCAGCACCACCGAGCTCTCATCGCCAGCATTAGACATCGACCAGACGAGAGCATCTGGCCTTGCCATTGTGGTTTTGGTGACAGCCCTCCATGCATCCCAAGTCTGTTGCTCACGTGTCTCATCGAGGAGTACTAGGTCAGATGACCAGCCTCTTGTCTTCCTGTTTGCTGCCTTTACCTTATATCGGCGCCCGCCTGTGAGCTTTAGTTCTCTCTTGCCATTGGTTCTCACCACGCGTTCGACTTCAGTTGCAAGGGCTGGGTTTGCCTCAGCGGTGTCAACGGCGCTTTCCCATACATCCTCGGCAAAATCAAGGTTCTGGGCAGTGCCAATGATGAGCTGTACGCCAAGTACGTAAAGAAAAAAAAGAGCGAGGAGCTTTGAGAAAATGGTCTTGCCATTTTGCCTGGCGACAAGGACGACTATATAGCGAAACCGAAAATGCCACGTGCCTGTGGTGGACCCAGTGACCTCCAGCGCGTGCTTAGCAAGCCACTCCTCCCACGGTAACAATGGGATTCCTACAACATCGCGGCAGAAGTCGATGAAGGCGAACCCCCATGTGGTTTGGCGGGTCAGTTTGCGCAGAGGTGGCGTGAAGATACGCGGCTGCGTGATGCCTTTGACCTGCCTAGGCACTTTACACCGCCTTCTTGCCTCCTGTGATTGCCTGTAACTTCATGAGCGCGGCTTTCTGTTTAGGCACTTCAACAGCACTGTTTGTGTAATCGAAGAGCAATCCCATTTGAGTCTCGCGGATTCTTAGCTCAGCTAAAAGCGAGAGGTTGTTGTAAGCCCAAATGGAGGTGTGGACCATGGCCGTGTCGAACATGTATTGCCACTGAGGTCCATCCCATTTGTTCGTCATCGGACTTTCGCGCCACGCCTCAAACCACTTTATGGTCTGCGGTGCCCATGGGGTGCCGTCAGGCAAGATGTCGGGAAGATTAGGCTTCTTCATCGCACTGCCCTCCTTAGACAACAAAAGGGGCGCCGGCTTGTCGCTGACGCCCCTTTTGTCTTTGTTACACACAAAACAACTGAATACAGCATAACTGAAAAAGTTGTCGAAAATCAACTATTAATTGGTGGAGTGATTTATGCGCACATATACCATTTTTATACATAAATCAGAAATCTCGACCTCGGGGGGAGAGGATGAATGCAGGCGCCCAGTTTTCCGCGCCACAAACCTCCAAGATTTTGACCCCCTTACCCTCTTTGCGAGAATTTCTCCTGCTAGAAAGCTCACCATTTTCGCGTTGGACTGCCAAGTCCCGAGCCTTTTATCATTCGGTCTCCACGAGCTCTGTTGCATGAGCAATGCGCTGGCCGAATATTCGTTATGTCTTCTGCCAGATCTGGCCTAACTTTAGGTGGCCAATAGTGATCTGGCTCCCATGCGTCCGGTGTTCCTGGAGGTGCGGCGTAGTCTATATCGCCGCCGCAGATCCAGCATTTGGCATGGCGAGCAGAGTCTCTCTCGTAGGCTTCCTTTCTTACTTGGCGCCATCTACGAGTTGAACGTCCTCTTCCAGATCCTGGCTTCTTCCTTGTTGCCACGATACCGCCTACCTATCTATAAAGGACTACCCGGCTTACCCAACCCCACCAGCATGAGCTACCCCTATAGGAGAGGGTGCGTCATAGCAACGCGCCTTGGCTATACCCACCTGGTCTATTGCAGCCAGCCCTGCCGCTCGGTAGTAATAGGCTTCCTGCCTGCTTACATGCAATGACTCAGCAATCTGGTCGCATACGTCTGTCATTGGGTGTGCTTGGATGTAATACAGATACAGTACATCGGCGAAGACAAACCCTTTCATTCCCGCGAGTCCTCCTTGTCCGTCTTGCCCGTAGAGGACTTCCGTTGCAGATCTAATCGTTGGACGTAGCTCAACGCGGCGAAACACTAATTCTTTCTCGGCATCAATGATCTCGCCAACCGCTTCCATCGGGTCGTGGACTCCATGGCTTATAACGTCTCCCTGTCCATGTCCTCTTGGTATAAGCTTCTGCCTAGCATGCGCGATGGCACCTTCTAGCCTCTTGAGCTCCAGCGCCGACGAGCGTGCATCCTCGAAGTATTCTTTAGCGGTGATCATCGGCTGCCCATCAATCCCATGATTTGTGCGGGAATGAAGCTTTATAAGCCTCGGCTATTTCGTTTAGGTGCGGGTTTATTTCGAAGGCCATGGCCATTGCTTCTTCGTCGTAGAGCACGCCACGTTCGTTGAAGCGAAAGGGCCCTTTTTCGCTTCTGCAGAACTCCTTTATCCACTTGACCTTTTCGAAGCGGTCTGGATCATCTTGCGCGAGTCTCGGTATGTAGACGCCCAAGCTGTCATTCGGCGACTCTACATAGGTCACTTGTGGACCCTTGTGTTTCTCAGGCTTCATGGCCAAACCTTTCAGTCAGTTGTTTCCTTTGAGCTCGGCCGAGGCCTCCTATGCGACGCGATTGAGAGATGCCATATTTCTGTAGTATTTTTTCTGCACGTGCTTTGCCAACTCCAGGGAAGCACATGAGAAGTTGCGATGTTCTCATATGGCGTACGGCAACATTGCCGCTATCTGCAAGTGCGAAAATTTCGGCTATTCCGATTTCATGAGCTTTGATTTTTGCCTTGATCTGGGCACGTTCATGTCTGATCGATGTAGCCTTTTTCAAGGCATCCCTGCGCTGCTCGATTGTCAAATTCGGAAGGCTCATTGTTGCGCTCCATTCTGTGCAGAGAACTCTGCACGCTTGTCTTTTCCGCCCATACAGACGGGTTTTCCACAAAGGCCAGAAATACGGGATACCAAGGCTCCCGCCATCTGTTCATCGCTAGACTGCTCGAAGCACGTAGCAAGTTCGCTTAGCCGGTAATTGCTCGTGAAATATGTCACAAGACCATTAGCCCAGCGGGAATCGACGATGCCGTAAAGCAAGGAGAAGTCCTGAGATTTCATGCGTCCTTTGCCAATGTCGTCAATAAGCAGAACAGGACAGGAGAAGCACGATTGGAAGAAGTCAGAGCCACGTCCGAAGTCTTCTCGGCTCTCTGTGATAAGGCTCCATTCAGTGGCATATCTCACGGCCTTACCCTGGTCGTAGGCTCTTAGCATTAGTGCGCATGCTGCGGTTGTCTTGCCAGTGCCCCATGGGCCCCAGAGGTAGATGCCTTGCTTGGGTGTGTCCAAAGAAGTTGTAGCGTTGGCAAAGATGACTGGGATATGGGTTCGCTTAAAGCGTGGATCAGTCGTATGCCGCCCACTTTGTCGCATCTCCCATCACCCCCTTTTCTTTCGTCCAGTCGTCTTGCCAGCGCTTTTGACTGAAAAAAGTTGATCCGTCCAACGTGTATTGCTCGTCTTTGCCTTTCCTGTACACGGCATATGCCTCTATTCCAAGCCTGATTTCTTCGACAGATGTCCCATCACGGATGGCACGCATGAATGCTCTGCGAGCTGGTTCTTTGCCTCGTTTTTTCGGATACAGCATCCAAAGTTCCTCAAATTGCGCTGTGAGTGCGGATTTTGAGGCTTGGCTTCGAAGAGTCCTGCTTGGTGTTTGCACAAAAGGGTTTTTATCTTTTTTAACAGGTACAGGTACAGTACCAAGTACAGGTACAGCTAGCTTTCCTATGCTTTGCTGTGTATTGCTTAGCTTTGCTGTGCATTGCTGTTCATTAGCCTGTTCAGAGGTACCTTCTTGTTGATCTTTTTCTTGGCTCTGCTTTGCATCATTGGGTGCTTCTGTTGCTTCATTTGACTTTTGCCAACGCTTACGACCTGCGGCACGTCTTCTAGACTTGCTTTCTTCATATGCCGCGGCATCGGCATCAATGCGTGACTTTTGGGAAAGGAAGACCCAATACGCTGGATCTGATTCGCTTAACGTAACGTCTTCGCCGCTTGCGTAGGCTATCATCGCGCGGAAAAGCTTGCCCATCTGCTCATCAGATAGAACGTCAAACGCGCAATTGTCTGTATGAACTATGAAGCTGTTTTTGCTATTCATGAGATCACCTCCTACTTAATAGCGTGGTGGCTGCTGATTCTGTGGCGGCTCTTCCTGTTTTTTCAGCGGTTTGGACATGATGTCTATCTCAGAGCAGATGACTGAGAGAGCCGATCGGCTCTGACCGTCTTCCGTAGTCCAGTGACTCTGCGAAAGGCGACCTGAGACACATACCTTGCTGCCCTTCACGAGAATCTTTTCTAGGGCTTCAGCGCGCGGACCAAAAAATACGACCGGCACCCAATTCGGAACGTCTTGCCAGCTCCCTGAATGAGTGCGCCTACGATCGTTCACTGCAATTGAGAAGCGTAAAAACGTGGCCCCTGAAACTTGGCGAAAGAGCTCTGGGGCTTGTCCGATGCGGCCCGAGATGCAGACGCTATTGATACTCATGACCTTCTCCCACCTTTCTTGGATGCTTGAAGCTCACCTGCAGCGACTGCCTCTTTGGCACGTTGACAGGGAGCCTCATAAGTTGCTATTTGTTCGAGATTTACCATCTCAACGACCTTGCTTTTTGTTAATGCGCGCACAGTTCAATCCAATCAAAAGTTGTTCGTTTAATTACTCATATTTGATAGCTATAAGCTATCAGGGCACCGTGTTCTATCAGCTAAAACGGAGACGATTGGCAAACGTTGGCACACCTCAGCGCACCTCCTTAGCAAGCATCTCGAACGCCTCAGCGGCGGCCTGGTCTCGTCCTGGAAGCACATGGCCATAAAGGTCAAGGGTTGTTGTCGAGGATTCATGGCCAAGCCTTTCTTGCACTGTCTTGATGTCAGCACCCGAGAGGATGAGAAAAGTCGCATGGGTATGGCGAAGCGTGTGAAAGCTCGTACCTTTTGGAAGGCCAAGCTGGCGTGCTTGCTGGGTGAACCAAGATGAGAGCTGAGATGGTCGGAGGTAGTTGCTATCCCATGTCGCAATTGGATTGTTTGGCGTCAGTGGTCCAAAGGTCGCGTCTTGCCACCGCTCAAAATCGATGATCCTATCTGCAACATCTTTGGTGACTGAGATATTGCGGCGCGAGCTCACGGTTTTTGGCTTGTCTTGGCGCTCCACTTCTCGTATCTCTATGACGGTGCCAGATACTGAGATCATCTTGCGAGCGCAGGAGAAGTCCCTACGGCGCACCGCGCAGACTTCTCCGACACGCATTCCCGTGTTGATGCCAAGCCATACTGCAAAGACTTGTGCACGGAATTGGGGGTGCTCCTTGTCTTGCAGCCCTTGTTCTATCCATCGGTTGAGCTTGGCAAAATCTGCCTCATCCAGCGCGATAGCCTCAATGCGGTCACGCTTTGGATGTGCCACATCGCTCATTGGGTTGTTTTTGATCGTCTTGAGCGTGGTGCGCATGAAGCGGAATCCACCTTGCAAAAACCAATGCATTGCAACGACGGTTGAACGGGCGAGCGGCTTATGGGAGCTGTCTCCACGCAACAGCCGGCCTTCGAAGGAGGTGAGCTCAGCTGGCGTAATTTGCGCCGGGATCTCATAAGGCATAAGCCGCTCTACGTGATTTTTGATAAATCCTCTGTACTGCCTTATCGTGTTTTTCGCAGCACCGTTGGCCTCTTTTGTATCAACGTAGCTCTCGAGTTGGTCAACGATGGTCCCATCTGCAAGCGATTCAATCCACGCATTTGCTGCTGCCTTTGCCTCTGCCTCAGTTCTGGCTTCGGGGAAGGTTTTGTAAGGCCTGCGTTGAAGGCCTGTCAGATGGTCTGTGCCTAAGTAGGCGCGAGCACACCAAATTCCGTCCTTGTTACGGTCTACCCTCACATTCACGTCTAGGCCTCGTCAACCTCGGTGAAGGTGATGTCGTAGGATTTGCCGATCACCAGTGTTGAGGGAAGATCCGACTCATAGTAAACGGACAGCTCGGAATCTTTTTCGCCGAAGGCGCCATTAGAGTGCATGCGGACTATGGACTTGCCATAACGTGACGTACCTTCGAGCGTGTCGCACACGTAGCTTTTTATCGTGCAGATCTTCTTGCCCATTGCTAGATCTCCTTTATCTCCTTTGGTTTTTCTTTGATTGGACATACAAGAACCCAAGCACCGATCAACTTGCGGTCTTTTGTGTATGACACTCTCGACTCGCTTGTGCAGTATTTAGGGCCATCATCTGCAATGAGTCCCGCTCCAGCCTTTTTAGGAGGTCTTGATGGCGTTAGGGAGTCAAGGACATATTTGATGCCGCCCTTGATGTTGTCCTCATCGCGCCTTCTGTTTCCTTCAATGAAGGTCACACGCACGTAGGCTTTGCCTTGAATAGGAGCAAAGCCATAACGACGTGCCGCACGTATGGCGTGGGCTGCAAACCAGGCAACGTTTTCACTTTCTTGCGAGAAGCCGTAGCCTGCCCTATTTGCGTGTATGATTTCATTGGTGCCGTCGAGATGAGTAGGGTTGAAGCGAGCGTCTCGGCGATTTGTTGGGACGAAGAATTCAAGTAGCACTTCGCTACCCTCCTTCCGAAAAGCTCTTGCCGCCAAATCTCATAACATCGGTCTGTTTAACTTCTCCTTGCCAATGGTTGTATCGAACGGTTTGGATTAGCCACCGAAGGGCCTTATCTGCTGGAGCTCCAGGAGGCGTGGCCATAACGATCACAAGTCGAGAATCTGCGACAATGGTGTCAATGGAGGTCCTGACGTAGTCGATTGTTGGCTCCTTGTATAGATGGTTTCGCATGTCAGCTCCTAATGGCCCTCAAGCCATGCAGCGGCTAAAAGAAGAGCGCACATAATGGCAAGCGTTATATAGGGGTGGCATCTTTCCCAGGAGCCTAGGTTTTCTTCTACGTAAGAAAGAACCTCAAGCCTCCGGCGAGTCCTAGCGTTTTTTGGGTCATACCATGAGGGGTCGATAGTAGGATCGAAGCAGATGATTTCTGCGTCGTCACTTTGATTGGCCTCTGAAATATGTCGTAAAATATTGATGCCCATTCCTTGCTCCTTGGCTTCGATTGGGCTTTTGCCACGTGTTGCTGGCAGGCAACGCGTGGCTACTTTTTGCCCATACTTGCCTATAGATGGATGTTTATCTTGTTGGTCTTCCGTCTCGTATCCACTTGGTGTAGAGCTCGTACAGCATTGAGCACATGGCAGAAGTCATTGCGGCTGGTGGCCTACTCTGAAATTTGTTTAAAGGCGGATGTGCTTCAGGCTCACTGAACTCACTGAAGTTAGCGGAGCATCTCGGAGATTCTTCGTTCATCGCTTCTCCCTTAAAGTTGCACTATCCTTTTTTGATTTATTAGCTATAGGAAACTCTCAAGACTATATGTTTAATTACACTCTCCATTGAAAAAAAGATCTTCCACATTGACTCCAAATAACCTCGATAGTTTTTTTGCGTCTTCTACAGTAACCATGTCAGGGGATGCCTCCATCTTGGCATATGTAGGGCGTGAAATTCCTAAATAGCCTGCTACAGCTTCTTGAGAATAGCGTGCATTTTTTCGTGCCTCGGTTAAATTCATTGGGACCACCTCCAGTGACAAACTATAGATAAACATATAGTGATTGTAAATATACTTTGTCATAATCTGTAAATAGATTTTGCCAACGGCAAGGGCGGTAAATAATGAGTATCGGAGCAAATATTAAAAGGATTCGTGAAAGTAACGAATTGACTCAGGAAGACTTTGGAAAAATCGCTGGCGTGTCCTCAATGGCTGTTTCTCAATGGGAGAATGGGAGAGCAGTTCCTAGAATGGGTGCTGTGGAACGTATTGCTCAATATTTTGGGATTAGTAAGGGTGAAGTGATCGATGAAGAGAGTATTCTTCATTCTCTTCCGGTTACTTCAGGTCAGCGTTCAACAGTTCCTCTTCTTACTATTGGCCGTGTCCACGCGGGCAATTTGTCTGATGAAGAAGAGGTTGCAGAAGTAGTGGATATACCTGCTTCGGTTCTTTGCCATCATCCACATGCGTTTGCTCTTGCGGTGGAGGGGGATTGCATGGACAAGGTCGTGCCGGCGGGATATCACGTCCTTGTTGATCCGGATGTTGAGCCGCATAACGGTTCTGTCGCAGTAGCCGAGCTTGAGCCAGGCCGTGCGGTTATGCGCAGGTGGCTCAAAGGCCAGGATACGCTTGTGCTATCAGCTGATAGCACAACTAGGTACGACGATATTGTTGTTACGCTTGATGATGCTCCCGTGCGAGTTATCGGTACAGTCGTATGGGCGCAAACAGCCGAGGAGATGGAATAGGCAATGGACTTCAGCCTTTCTCCTGGTGAGATGGAATTCCTCAACTCGCTTTTAGAAGATGAGAGAGAAAATCATATTCGTTGCTTACTTTCCAACGATGAATATAAAGATAGGACTTTACTCATAAAGCACCTGATGGATTATGATCTAGTTTCTACCTATGACTATATTGAGAGCGGAGTAGAGAGGGGTGAATGCGATAATTGCCCTCTTGAACAATATGGGAAAAGCACCCTATTTGGGCAGATGCCAGGATCTCGACAAAAGCCGTTTCTTAATGAATATCGTATATATTGTATAAAGCGCAAAGACTTTCAAAGTCTAGATGAAAAAATAAAAAATAAGCTTTGTGGACATAAGCCACTTATGGAAAAAGAACTTGATTATCCAAAAATAGATAGAGAAGTTTATTCGCATATCTGCTCTATTAATCGCTTTGCTAGGGTGAACCTAACCGATAAGGGTCGACAACTTGCCAACAAGAATGTTCTAGATCTTAATGCTCGTAAAAATCTTGACGAGAATCTTCGTTTGGCCTCAGAAAACCTAAGATGGGTAGCTATTGCAGCCTATGCCGCTGTTATGTCTGCTCTATTTGGAGCTGTAGGTGTAGTAACAAATGCAGATGGTGAACCTGTTTGTTGGAAGATCGTTATTGATAGCGTCGTATTTGGATTGTTTATTTGCATGAGCCTTTTGACCGCTTGCGGAAAACTTTCTTTAAGTGGCCGCAAGCAAGAGGACAAGGGGATGCGAAAAAGCACATCTTGAGATAGATATTACTTATTTAGTATGGTTTTGAGAATTTCTAAAGGACATTTGGAGCAGAAACGAGGCATGTAATGGAGTTTGAAGAAGCTATCACACAGATGACCGAAAAGATCAAAACTCTCAAACCTACTATTGAGACTGAGGAAGCCACTAAGACTGCTTTTATTATGCCCTTCATCGGGAATGTCCTTGGATATGACATTTTTAATCCTAACGAAGTGATCCCCGAATTTACAGCCGATGTTGGTGTCAAGAAGGGTGAGAAGGTTGACTACGCCCTTGTTTTAAACGACCAGGTACAAATCCTTATTGAATGCAAGAAAATCGGCTCTGAACTATCGCTTGAGAACGCAAGTCAGCTTTATCGCTATTTCGCCTGCACTCATGCCCGTATCGGAGTGCTTACCAACGGACAAGTCTGGAACTTCTATATGGATCTAGACGAGCCTAATCGCATGGATTCGCAGCCTTTCTTTGTGCTGGATCTACTAGATATTGATAAGACCTCTCTGCCAGAGCTTAAGAAGCTTACAAAGCCCTCATTTGATATAGATTCCATTGCCAGCAGCGCAGAGGAGCTTAAGTATGTAGGAGCGCTTAAGCGAGTTATTGCTGAGGAGTTTAAGGAGCCCTCTGATGATTTTGTAAAGCTGCTTTCGAGTCAAGTATATGATGGCGTGTTTCGTCAGAACATCATTGCAAAGTTTCATGGCCTTGTAGAGAAGGCATTGAAGCGTTTCCTCGCTGACCAGGTAAATGACAGACTTGTAACGGCTCTAGGCGCTGATGACATCAAAACTGTGCCCTCGGATGAAGACGAAGAACAAAGCGAGGACGACGAGAGCCAAGAGGGACCTAAGGATATTGAAACTACTGAAGATGAGATTTCCGGCTATAGGATAGTTAAGGCTATAGCGTGCTCCGATGTAGATGTATCAAGAATTACCATACGCGATGCGAAGCACTATTGCGCAATATTCCTTGATGATAATAACCGCAAGCCAGTCGCTCGCCTCTATTTCAATGCCAAGCAAAAGTACATCGGCATTTTTGACGGTAGCAAGGGGTGTACTAGGATGCCAATCGATGACTTAAACGGTATCTACGCCTATGCCGATAATATTCGCAATGAGGTACGTCGTCTCACGCAAAAGGACGAACAAGAATAATTGATTTTCATTTTTTCAACTTGGAAATAGGAATTAAGCCCAGCTTATTTAAGTACTGACAGATACAAAAGAAATAAATGCAAAGATTAAAGTTTTCTGTCCCAGCATCATCGCTATAAGAACACATCATGTATAAAAAATGAGGTTGGGTTAACTATGCATAGAGAATTAAATAACACCGAACAAGCAACAGTTGATCGATTACTAGAAAAATCTCAAGAAGCTTTCTTGTTGTCCATTGAACTTTATAATCGTCCAACTATTAGATACCACATTGAAGGCTGCGCTTTTTTTCTTTGTAATGCATGGGAATTAATGCTCAAGGCATGCATAATTAAAAAAGATGGTATTGAACAAATTTATTATCCTGAGCATAAAGACAGAACATTATCACTCGAAGACTGTTTGAAGAAAATCTATACAAATAAATATGATCCTCTCCGCATTAATATGGATAAAATTATCGATCTGAGAAATACAAGCACACATTTTATTCTCGATGAGTATGAGGTCATTTATGCTCCGCTTTTACAAGCTTGCGTTAGTAATTATGATGAGCAACTTAGAAGACTTCATGAGATCGAAATCAGCGACAAAATCCCAGAAAATTATTTAATCCTCTCAGTACGAAAAAAAGATATTAATGAGGAAGAATGCCGGGCGAGGTATTCGCAGCAGGATCTTGAAAAAATGCTTAAAACTATGGATGGTATTTCTACAACCGCTAATGAAATTAATAATGAGCGCTTTAGTTGCACGTATGTAGTTGAGCTGAGATCGACTAAAAAGAGCGCTTCTGACCTTACATTTAAAGTTTCGGGAGACAGTGATACACCTGTAGCAATGGTTAAGACACTAGTGCATGCTAAAGAGAAGTACCCTTATAGGCCCAAAAAGGTTGTGAAAGAAATAAATAAAAGAATTAAAAAAAATGAAATTACTCTACTCCAAAATGGAATAGATACGACTACACGTGCCAAAAGTAAAGATGCTTTTAACATGTATCATTTTGGATTATTTACGTCCTTCTATTCGATGAAAAATGATAATAGATACTCATATAACGCTGCTTTTAAAGGAGAAACTCCAAGCTTTATTTATTCTCAGCAAGCTGTTGATTTAATTTGGGAGAAAATAAAGGAAGATCCAAAAGGAATTATCGATAGCTTAAAAAAGAAGGTAAAAAAAGGCTCTGCGTGACTGACCCCAGGAGCAAGGGAATTCTAAGCTATTAAGCCTACTCCCATTCGGGAACCCAGCTTTGTTCCACCCAAGTCGGTCACGCAGAGCCTGCTCTACACGAGCTGTTATGAATATAGCCTTTTTACTGTTCTTTAAACTTTCAGATTAGTGGAGAATTGTGAAATTGCTTGCCATTAATTAGATTGTTTGCCTAAACGATTTAAAAAAGAGCCTTACACAAATGTAATCGCGACAAAGTGCAAAACACATAGTTGGATATGGTTACCATGAATCACGATAGCAGCAAAAGAAATAGAAGAGCTGTAAAAACAGCCGTAATATATGCTCGTTTTTCATGCTCGAAGCAGCGAGAAGCATCTATCGAAGATCAAGTGAGGGTCTGCCATGAATGGTGCCAAAGAAATGGCTATGCCATTGTTGCCGAGTATAGTGATCATGCCATGTCAGGCAGGACAGACGAGCGTCCAGACTTCCAGAGGATGATCTCCAATGCGGGGGAGTCAGACATAGTTCTAGTCTATATGATGGATCGCTTCTCACGAAATGAATATGATGCCCCGATCTATAAGCGCGAGCTTGAGCGCCATGGTGTCCGCCTTGTTTCTGCTCTTGAAGCAATACCAGACTCGCCGGAGGGCGTTATCTATGAAAAACTGCTAGAGGGCCTAGCTGCCTGTGAATCCATGAAGACATCTGTGAGGACCAAGCGCGGAATGAAGGGCAATGCTCTGAAATGCATGCATAACGGTGTGAAAGTCTTTGGCTATTCGTTTGGCCATGATGGACGCTACGTTGTAAATGAGCAAGAGGCGCCTTTAGTTCGTGAGTGCTTTGAACACCGGCTTAACGGTGACTCGATAAATTCCATAGCTGCCAATTTAGCAAGCAGGGGAGTAAAGACCTACACAGGGCGTCCCTGTAGCGGCACAATGGTCTGCGCTATGCTTCATAACGAGAAATATATTGGCACATACCGTTGGGGTGATGTGGAAATACCAAACGGTATGCCTTGCATCGTAGATAAAGAGACGTTTTTGTCAGTACAAGGAGTGAAAGGCCGCAAAGTGAGAGCAAATGAAAGCTGGGGAACCTTCCCGTTGTCTGGAAAAGCAGTTTGTGCTGGATGTGGCCATAACCTTGTTGGCGTTTCTGGAAGAAATCATGCGGAAGTAAAATATGAGTACTACCGCTGTAAGCATTGTAAGTTGGTACGTCCAGTTCGCGCAGACTGGCTTGAGTCCGAGATAGCCTCCCATCTGAGAGAGGTGCTATCTAATCGTAAAGAGTCCTTAAGGGTTGCAACTCTAGTGGCTAAGTCCGAAAAGGCTGGAGAAATTGAGCGTAGAAAAAGCAGAGCAAATGAGTTGCTTGATGAAGCACAAACTGGTCTTTCTAACATCCTCAAGGCTGTTGAGGAAGGAATACTTGCTCCTGGCACAAAAGAGCGCATAGCCGAGCTCGAAGCACAAAGAGATAGAGCTGAGCTTGACCTTCGTATGATTAAAGAGGAACGCACCTTCAGTGAAGAGGACTTTGCCGACTTCCTACAATGTGGAAGGTCACTTAACGATGCAGCCCTTCTCAAAGCCTTTGTCTGGCAGATTCTCGTTTCTGACGAAGAGGTAACGGTCACCCTTAACTATGAAAACAAAAAAGGCGAACCAGAGATTCTCTCCTTGGTTCGCCCAGATTCTGTCTGGCTCCCCGGGCAGGGTTCGAACCTGCGACACGCTGATTAACAGTCAGCTGCGCTACCACTGCGCCACCGGGGAATGGGTGCGAGAGTTATTATACGAAAGTCTTACCTAAGCGCAACC